TTCCGCCAGCTCCACCTTTACCTGCAGCTCCTCCAGGACCTCCAGGACCACCTAACATCCCTAACCCTAAATATGCTCCTGCAGTACCTCCAGCTCCCCCAGTTCCTCCGGCACTTCCTGCGCCTCCAGGACCACCGCAAGCTCCTTTACCGCCTTTACCTGCAATGCCAGCAGTACCTCCAGCTCCACCGCAACCTCCAGGACCACCGCAAGCTCCTTTACCGCCTTTACCTGCAGCTCCTCCAGGACCTCCAGCTCCACCGCAACTTCCAGGACCAGCTAATCCTGCTGATCCTCCTTTACCTGCAATGCCAGCTGTTCCTGGATTTCCACTCATATTAACTTTAACTGAATTAACCCCAAATGGAAATGCTTGATTCCCTGAGCCAATGCTTATAGTTGTTGTTCCTGCATTAACTATGGTTCTTCTAATTTGTGTTCCGATACCAATTGGCATTTTTTATCCTTTTAATCTCTACCTAATGAATAAAGAGAAGGTAATTGTTCAACTATATTTTCTTTAGTTGTAATATATTTTCTTGGTAAATATGATATTGGTTTATCTGAATGCGATTCCGTATATACCACAAATGGAAATCCCGTAAGAGGTTCTTGTAAAATTCCAGTGTCAATATCGTGTCGCCACCAAGTATTTACTGCAGTTAAAACCTCTTCGTGATTATCATTTCCATATGATAAATGAATATATGGAATACCAGAATGGTCAAACCAAGAAACTAATTCTCTGTTTGTTAACGCATCTTCTGGTTCAGAAGATGTATACAAATAAACTTCGTCAATTAATCTTAATGTCATAAATTTTCTCCTTATTAAAAGAAACGTTAAATTATAATGCCAGCCATGGCAAAAGTACCAAACCAGTTTGTACCATTATCTATAGACCAATAGGTTAATACATCCATAGCACTGGCAGCGGTTGATAAAATTGGAGCAATCCCATCAGTATATTTAGCTCCATTTACAGTAACAAGCTTTCCTGAGCTTGTCGCTGGTTGTTTAATTATTAATGTTATTGGTCGTGTATATCCACTACCAACATTATAGTTTATTAAATTTAAAGCAACTGGACTTGCAATTCCAGAGCTAAGTGTTATATTAAAAATATTACCAACACTTACATCTATATTAGTAGCTCCGCCTGAACCAATAGTTATATCAGTAACTTTCTCTCTATATGTTGAAATATCAGAATTAGCAGATAAACCTTTTGCAGTTACATTAGTTATCGATGAGCCAGATAAAGCACCTAAATGTGTTGAGTTAGCAATTAACGTATTATTAATATTAAACGATTTTCCAGTAACTAAATCAATATTTTCTGAAAATCTCCATGCACCAGCTCCGCCTACTGCAGTAGTAGAATATATTATAGTTTTGTCGGTTGTACCTTTTAGTGTAATACCGCCTTGGTCTGCAGTTACATCAGTATATCCATCAAAATGCCCTACAAATTGAGTTCCACCAGATGTATTAACCGGTCCGCTAATAGTAATTTGTGTGTCAGAATTAATAGATACAATTGTTGCTCCATTTGGCGGTATAGCTTGGCCAGAATCTTTTGTAAGAACCATTCCGGGAATCATTCCAGCAGTTGATGCAACAGTTAAAACTGCAGAACTCGCAGTACAAATAAATGTTAAATTTGTAATTCCAGCTGCTTCACCTAGAGTAATATTTTTATCATCAATAGATAATGTACTTGAATTAATTGTTGTCGTAGTTCCACTAATAGTTAAATTTCTAGCTGATAAATCGCCTGATAATGATAAAGATGTTCCAGTAGCTACACCAATATTAGGAGTAGTTAATGTTGGGCTATTATTTGCAACTAATGGACCAGTTCCTTGTTTGTCACTAATAATTCCAAGTAATTCGGAACTAGATGTTGTTGAGAATTGACTTAATTTGCCCGTTTTTACAGCAACAGTCGAATCAATTGCTAAAGTTGCAGCAGCTGAACCATTATAATTTGTTCCAGTTGACCAAGTTAATCCAGTACCATTAGCTAACGCATTTAAATTGTTACCCAAATATATTCCAGATATAGAATTTGCAGCTAATTTATATGTTGCAATAGCAGCATTATCATGAATATGATTATTTGCAATAGAATTATTTGCAATCATAGCAGCAGTAATTGATGCACCACTAGAGCCGCCACCAACGCCTGAAAGTACAACTGTTCCGGATTGATTCGGGAATATAATTATATTATTCCCACCAATATTATCAGCAATCAAAGAAACTGTATTTGCTGAATTTGTTGTATTAGCAAATTTTATATTAACAATATTTTGAATTGAATTACTTGATTCGCCTAAATTTAATTTAGTAGTTCCAAGTGTTACTGAATTTGCAGCTAATTTATATGTTGCAATAGCAGCATTATCATGAATATGATTATTTGCAATAGAATTATTTGCAATCATAGCAGCAGTAATTGGAGCTCCTGTTGCTCCAGAAAGAATTACTGTTCCGGATTGATTCGGGAATATAATTATATTATTCCCACCAATATTATCAGCAATCAAAGAAACTGTATTTGCTGAATTGATAGTATTTGCAAAAGTTAAGTTTGTAATTCCTCTTAATGTAGTATTAGAAGAACCTAATGCAATATTTGTAGTTCCAATAGTTATAGAACTATTTGCGAATTTATTGTTTGTGATAGAACCATTTAACATTGCGTTAGTTACAGTTCCAGTATCACCAGTAGATATTACAGTTCCAGTATTAGCTGATAATGTTAAAACTCCCCCAGCAATCGCGCTTGGTTGTACTGTAGTTATACCAGAAGAAGAACCATTAAGTATAATAGATTTACCACTAGCTAATGCAATGTTTTCGGAACTAGTCCACGCAGAAAAAGTTGTATTTGCCCAATTAAAAGTCTTGTCGATTGTGCCTTTTAATGTGATACCTCCGCTATTAGCAGTTAAGTCTGAGACGCCGGCAATATCACCAACAAATTGCGTTCCGCTAGTTGTGTTTATATTAACATTAACAGTAATTTGTGTGGTAGAATCAACAGAAACAATTGTAGCCGCTCCACCTGGAGGAGTAGCTTGACCGCCAGTTTTAGTAATAATCATTCCAGGAATTAACCCAGCAGTTGATGTAACAGCTATAATTGGAGAACCACTACTGCAAGTAAATGTAACTGAAGTGTATGAAGCAACATCGCCAAGAGTTATATTTTTATCATCAATAGATAATGTATTTGTATTAATTGTAGTTGTTAATCCGTTAACAACCAAATTACCTGCAACAGTTAAATCGCTACCGAATGTTGCTGCATTAGTAAATTTATTACCAATCAATGTTGTTAAAAATGTATTTGCTCCATCTAATTCATTTTTTGTAGTTATTTTATAATATGATGTATTACTATTAACATCTCTAATTTCCCATTGTTTAGATGGATTATTCCATCTAATCATAGCATTAACGTTTGCGGTATTAGCTGATTCGCCTCTATTTACGGTAATCTGGGAACTAACGGATGTTGGTAAACCTGAGTTTGCTTGGAAAATATATTCATTAGTATCTGTAATCGTAGAACCTTGGTTAGTAAAAACCCCAGTTACTACCAAATCTTTCGTTGTAAAACTTGTAACTTCTAATGTTGGTATTAAAGCTGTAGTTAACGGGTTTCCAGAAAATTTAAGGAATGTACTATTTGCCCAATTTTGCACATAGTTATTTGTAGAAACAACACTATCATTTGTATTGGCTAAATCTCTATAAAATGTAGCATTAGCATCACTTAAATCTTTTGATGAGATTACATTATATGATAATCCGTCGGAACTTTTAATTTTTACATTAGTTGTATCAAAAACTACATTTGAATTTACTCGTAATATATCTGATACTAATACTGAACCGGAAACAGTTGTGTCGCTTTTAATTGGTCCATTAGCAGAAACGCCTTTATTGTTAATTATACTTATTGTATCATAAACCGTAATATTCCCTGAAATAGTTGTATTTCCAGATAAAGCAGTATTTCCGGCTAATGATGTATTACCGGATAAAATATTTCTTCCTAAAATTGTTGTATTTCCAGAAGAAATTGTAGTTCCAGATAAAGATATGATACCATTGATTATTACATTTCCTGAAATAGTTGTATTTCCGGAAGATAATACTTCTCCAGATAAATTGGTATTACCGGATAATATAGTATTGCCCGTTAACGCTGTACTTCCAGATAGATTATTATTACCAGATAAAGCAGTATTTCCTACTAAATTAACGCTTCCAGTTAATAGAGTACTTCCAGATAAAGTATTATTGCCAGCTAACGATGTATTTCCAGATAGAGCCGTATTTCCAGCTAACGTTGTATTTCCAGATACAACAGTTTTACCTAAAATCGCAGTATTTCCTGTTGATGTAATATCTCCAGATATTACAGTATTTCCAGAAAACGTACTTTTCCCATAAAATGCAGTATTACCAATTGATGTTATATCACCAGTTAAAGTTGAATCGCCGGTTAAATTTAAATTACCAGATAAATCAATTGTTCCATTAGCAATAATACTTCCAGTTGCATCTAATACGCCAATTAATGTCATACCGCCATTAATTCTGGTAGTACCAGAAAGAGATGTATTACCAGAAATTACTGTATTGCCCGCTACTGCAAAATCTCCAGTTATTCTAGTATTTCCAGATAATACAGAAGAATTGGCAACAGTAAGTTTGGTGTTAACTGTTGCAGTTGACGTAAATACATTAATTGAAGAAATTATTGTATCGCTTCGTATTAAGCTACCATTAATAAGGTTTGCAACAGAAAGGGTATTATAAATATTTGTTGGATTACGAATTTCTAATATAGTTCCAGTTGGACCAGATATAGTTACGTTTCCACCTAAAATCGCAGAATTACCTACATATAAACCCGTTTGCGGAGAATTTAAATATAAAGTTCCTTGATTTTTATAAAAATCCCCTGAAGTAAGGGTATTAACGACGCTCGCCAATTGATTTGTCACCACCATCCAATGCGAGAATGTATTAGAATATGTAATCTGAGATATAGCCACTAGTATTTCCCTTTAAATAAAATTTTTATAGCTATATTTATAAATTAGACTTGGCATTTATAAATTGCAATAAAATATCTTTAATATCTTTAATTTCTGATTTTAGTTCGTTTAATTCCAATTTAACATTACTAAGATCTCCTTCTAAACTATTTATTTGTTTAGTTTTGTTCTTATTTTGTTTTCGTTGTTCAAGGGCAGACATATCCGCGTTTAATACAGCTTTTGATGATAAATCTTTAACCCATCCAGGAGTATCTTTAATTTTCGCTTTTTCCATTATACAGTCGCAATAATTCTTAAATTTTTAATAGTTGGAACTTTTGTAGGATCTTCAGAATAAAATACAACTTTAACTGCTAATCTATCGAATGTTGTATACACCTGTCCATTTTTACCAACATAATTAATATTTAAATCTTCATATGTTTCTTCAACATAATCTGAAGATAATTGAGAATTGGCATCTATTGATTTTTTGGTCATTTTATACCAATTTGAATTTTCAAATTCAACGCTAGAATCGTATTTATTTAATATTCTATAAAATATTTCAATTTGAGTTCCTAATGGTTTATTTACATCAACATAAACTGTTATGCCATCTGCATCAAATCCATCATTTAACGTAACTGGTTTTGTAGTATATTTGGCAAACGCGCTACCATTTGGCGTTAATTCCGACTCAGAAATATAATCAGAATACGAATCAATTATATTTCTAACTAACATAACTGAAGTATCGTGTAAATCCACTATTGGAGTTAAATCTGGATCTTTATTTACTAATGTTAATGTTAAACTAAGCGGAGCAGTAGTATCAATATTAACTATAGAATGCGATGGTAAAACTGAATTACTATTTGGTGAAACTTCAACATCATTTTCATTTAATGTACCGAATTCCGTAACAGTAGCTTTTGATTGTTCTATATAAGAACGTTCTGGAACTTGTAATGTTGAACATTTAAAATACAATAAGTCATATAAAAACTCATCAGTATATTGTGACGGGTCGATTTCTAGATATAAATTTCTTGTACCAACAGCGAAATCAATTTTACTTAATGTAAAACATAAATCTTTTGTTGGATCGATTACCCAAGATTCTCCTTGCCCAGAATAAATAAAATCTCCTAAATATGGGTTTACAACAACCTGCCCTGTATTTAACGTTCCTTTTCCATTTTCTGCAATATACACTGAATAATTTGAAGAAGATGTTGTTAATGTAAAACAATAATATCCAGGTTCTAAAAATAGAGGATGCTCGAATTTAAATTGACGCAAACTATTTCTGACTCCAGTAACTACTGGCTGCCATGGTATAATTTCGCCTGCAAGCCTATCGCTACTAGCAGATAAAGTTACAGACGACATTGGTATTATATCTGATTCAGGAACACCGTTTATTAATCTTCTTACTTCTAAAGTTATTGGAGCAGTACTATCTTCTTTTGCTGTAAATATACAAATATCTCCAACAAATAATCCTTTTGGGTATGCTTTACTATCGATAAAAAAAGTTTGTCCGATATAATCATTAGGAGTTTGTGTAGTTAAAGATTTATTAAAATCTTTTTTATAAACTGCGTCAAACTCGCTATTAAATAAAGTTTCCGTCCAATTAGAATTATAAACTTGTTCAACCCAAAATTGAACTTCTTCGTCATAATATTTTTTATTGCCAGTAGGTTTTATTCTATTTTTTATATAATCTGATGTCATAAATTTATTTTTGACATAAGAACTTATATAAGACTTATCTATTAACATAAAAATCCTTTTTAATTTTTACTAAATTCTATTTTTAGCGTTTTACACTTTTCGCCAATATTTGCTATACGTTAATTATAATTGGTATTGGAGTATATGCGCTAGCTTTTAGTTGGTAACCTAATTTATTTATTTGCGATACAAGAGAATTATATTCGTTTAATTTAGTATCATAAAGAGTTTTTAATTTAGCATCAATAACTTCTCCAAATGTTGGATTATTAACTATTTTTGATCTAATTTTTTCAATAAATACCCCTAAACTTTTTTGATTTTCTAAAAGAGTATTCATATTATATTCTCTTATATCAGATGTATATGGTCCAGATGTGTATTTTGAAAATAAACTATTTACATACTCTACTGGAGGCAATATTTTTAAATAATCTGGATTTGTAATAAGAGAATCAATACACGCTTGAACTGACTCTGGGCTAGACTTCCAATCAGATATTGTTGTTGGAGGAAGAGTAGTCGTTACAGTATTTTCACTAATAATTGCGAAAGTATCTGTTCTAAATGTAGTAGTTGTTGTATATTGCGTAACATTTTCTACAACTGAAAATCCTGAAACAAATGGATCAAAATAGAATCCAGTAAGATTGACGATAACACTAACATCCACAGCTCCTTGCTTACCATTAGGTCCATCTTTTCCTTTATATTTGATAAGTCCCTGAAAAAAATATCGATTGGGGTTAATGCCCTTTAGTGTTACAGGCCTAATATTTGTCCATACTGATGGTTTTGTAGGTGACGATACCATCCCGTTATAAAACATAACGTCATTAGAGCTAGAACGAAATCCAACCGTTACCTCTGCTAAACTTGTTACAGGACCGCCGCCGTCATCTGTTCCACTCCACTGAGATTTTCCGTTAAACTTAATCTCATATTGAATATAGTTTGCAGTTGGAATCGCATCAGATTTAATTATTTGATATGAATTTATTGTTCCGACATTGGTTGTCTTTCCGGCATTATTTGTTTGAGCATAAGCTGAAACATCGCTGGAACTAGGATCCGCTGTAAATGCGGGAGTCCATGCAGTTGGTTTTCTACCTAACGGATTCGCTGTATATGATTTTGTACGAGAAACAGTAACTACAGTATCCGTTGTAAATATAAAAGGGGAATTCGTTAATGGTGTGTCAATTGTATGTGTCCATAATGAAGGTATAGCTTTGTTATTTACAGTATCCCATTTATTAGACACGCATTTTAACGTATAGTTTACAGAATCTCCTGATGTTGCTGCTTCTAAAAATGCTCCTCTAATTACTATAGTTTGCGGGTCAAATGCAGTAGAGTCAGTAAATTGTAAAATTCCATTAGCTCCAAATGCAGATGGAGTGACAATAATACCACCAGTTGCAGTGTTTAGAGATTCAAAACTTACTCTAACAGTTTCGCCTGATTCTGGTTTGCTTGTTAATATTACTGATAACGAAATCGTAGAAGTGTTACCTGTTGTTTTGTGACCAACAAACGTTAATTTTGGTTCCCCAGCAGATATAGCATAATCTGTATTTGTAACATTAACGCTTTTAGTTAAACCCGCAAAAGAACTATCGCTTGATGCTGATTTTAAATCAATTCTATAATCTTGTTTATTTACTGCTGTATTATTTACATTATCATAGCCAGAAACAATAAATGAATGCACTTCATTCCAATTACTTGTGCTAAATGTAATTGTATTGCCGGAAGCATAAGTAGAAAAATCATTAGAAAATGAAGTTACATCCCCGCCTCCAGTTATTACAGAAGAGTTTGCTTTAACTGTTACAGAACTAGATGGCTGTCTACTTAACTTTACTCCAATAACATTAGTAATGCCTTTTGATGTTGTATATCTATCAGCATTTGTAAATGTTCCAGTTGAAGGAGTTGTTTCTTCATTAGGGAGAATAATAATTTGCGCTACATCAGGTTGTATAGCTGCTCCAACAGTTATGCGAGATACTGCGGTTTTTCCCTGCCAATTTGGATTTGATGATGTGATAGTAGTTGTTACGTTTGCAATACCTTGATTTTTTCCATAAACGTTAAACATAAATGATAAGTATTCATTTTGATATTTACCAATTGTTCTAGTTGCTCCATCTTGGACGTCTTCAGGAACTCCCGATTGATTGTATTTAGAAGAAATAATAACAACATTATCGTTATCTGAAGTTGCAGTAAAGGTTAATGGATAACTAGTGGTTGATTTTGTTAGCCAACCAATTTCGCCAGTTCCTCCATAAGTAACGACAAATGAAGATTTTCCACCTGCATTTGCGATTGTCAAATTGGTTGCATTGACTACTGCAGTTTGAACAGGAGGTACATATGGATTTGGATCAAGAATATTTTTTGGTTGTAAGCGCGAAACAGCAACGCCTGCAATTCTGTCTTTTTTCCATACTTCAGCTGGTTTTGTTCCAATTTTATAATTAAAAACTTCATCTGTTGCCGAAGTTGCGTAAAATTCAATATAACTTCCTAATTTATTACCTTCATCTCCTAAATTATATGAATATGTCAATGATTGTGGAGTAGAATAATTTGATGGAGTAAATGTAAATGAAGCAGGTGATGATGTAATATTTCCAACTCCAGAACTTTGGTCTTTTGATGCATTAAGCATATATGTAACTGTAACATCAGAAGTTGGCGGAACATCGCAAGTTAAATATACTGGAATAGTTTTTATACCTGCTTTTGTTTCTGTGTATGGTACTCTATAATCGCTAATAGTATATGAAATTTCTTGAGGTACAACAATTCCTCCAATTTGAGGTTTGGCAGGAGGATCCGGAATATCTCTAAGAAATTTAATATAAGGTTTTCTAATTGAAGTTATTACATTTTCATAAAAAGAAAATCTAGAATAGAATATACCTTGTGCGCTAGATACACAGTTTGAAATATCATAATGCGGGGTATCACAAACCGTAATTAACAATTCACCAGCATCAAAACTTATTATATCATTATTTGGTATAATAAGTTGCCCCGAACATTCTCCTGTATTATCTGTATACAAATACATTGCTTGAACAGGTACAACGTGTGCAATAAGATTTGCTGTAGTAGTATGCGTAGAATCAGTTATTGTAAGCATATGCTGATTCGCAAAAACGTTGGTTGCGTATCCTCTTCCTGGGTTAGTTAGTTGTACATTATCAATTACGCCGCCAACGATATTTAATTTAAATCCAGCCTGTATAGTTGAAGTGCTTGTTAAATTTGCAGTTGCTGTTTCAGAATAACCAGCTCCGCCATTAGATATCGTTACGCCTGTAATTATACCAAGAGGATTATAATCTGGAGTAACATATGCATTAACTATTCTATTGTTAATATAAACATACATTCTTGTTAATGGAGCCATTCCGGTGGCTCTAAAATTAATAGTTGTTTGTTTAGTTTTTGGAATTACATTTACGTTTATAGGATTATGTGTTTCCTTTTTTCCCGTTATTGCTGTAGATACCGAATACGCTTTTTTATCAAATTTAACTTCGCTAGTTGAATTATCTTCAATTGTAAAATCAGTTATATTAGAATAAAATTTTTGCCAATCATTATATACTAATCCAGGAGTAGACTTAGCTTCTGCTAATGCTGTAGTATTTTCGTCAACTTTATTAATAGTTGCCCCATACTGTTCAACCCATTCTTGATTTTGCGGACTTAAATATAATTTACCTTTATATGAAATTGAATCGAATTGATTAATTTTGATATAACTTGTTGCTTGGTCTTGTGTTTCTATATCTCTAAATTTTCCGTCAAAACTTACTAATCCGGTTTCATATTGTTTTAAATTTTTACCTGTGCCGAAATCATCCCAAGTTGCACTAACTTTTGAATATGGTCTTTTGGTAAATGCAGGTCTAGCTACGTTTTTATCTAGATCTAATGATATATGCAAGTCATTTTCAGACAAATCAACAATAGTATAATCGGTAAATGCATCAACTATAAAACCATTTTTTAATCTTGTTCCATATTGATCAATAATATTAACGCCTAATGTTGTTTTCTCCCCCATAGTCAACGCAGTATAATACTCAACATTTTTTAAACGAGTATCTAAAGTACCAATATCGTCCATAGTATATCTACGATGTTTAGCGTAATCAATCTTAATAGATTTAGAATCTGCTGTATACGCATCAAATTGTATTAAAGCAATAGTCATTCCATTAGGAATATCTTTTGGCGGAATAAAGTTTTTATAAGAAGATACGCCTTTATGCCATTGTAATTTTCTTTCTGCTGTTAAAATTAATTTATCAATTCTACCAAGATAAAAACTCATATCATAGTAGAATTTGGTATCTGTTATTGATGATGGAATTTTATAACTATCAAATAATACTGTAGTACTGTCTCCAGAATCTTTTCTACGAGGTCTAAAATCAATATAATCTCTTAAATTATATACCACATTATTAATTTTAGTTGCAGGAATATTTTTATACGTGTCTGGATACGATTTAAATGAAATATATTCTCCAGTTGAATGTTCAAAATAATCAAATAATACGAAAGTCGGTCCAGTATTTGTATTGGATAATGCAGCTACAGTTCCATGGTCGTACAAAAATTCTTTTTGTCCATTATCTGTTTTATAATTAATTTCTGTATTTTTTAATTCAGTCCATTTGTCTGAAGTCAAAGTTCCAGGTATATTGTTTAAATTTCCTGAAATAGATGATATGTATACTTTATCGCCATAAATAATTACGCTATTTCTTTCGTACGAAGATGCACTACTCCATGTAGCGCCGCCTAATGGAATAAATGCTCCTGCTGTTGAAGCTCTAAATATTCCTTTAAATTCTACAATATCAGAATAACCTATGCTTGTTGGTATAGTTCCGCAATTTATTTGTACTAATGTGTTTTTATGTATGGTTTTTGTTTTATATTGCGGCGCTGTATAAACTAGACTATATTTAATATCAACTGAACCTGTATATCCACTAGTAAACGTAAATGTTGCTTTATATTCACCAACTAGTTGTTCTACTTTAATATTAACTTGAGACAAAGGAATATATTGGCCAGCCGTATATGCTCCATTTGACGTTTTAGCAACAATAATAAAGTTTTGATTTTTTAGATCTAATGGCAAAGAATTTGAAGTTCCACTAGAAAATTGTCTTGTTAAATCTTGCGAAGTTAAAGTTGCAATATTTGATTGTACAGGTAATGTTGTAAATGAATCTAAAGTTATAGATGCATCATAAATGTCTGCTGGATTTGCATACGGCAATTTAAATATTAATTTATTATATGCAGGATCAGTTACAAAATTAACTCCTGATGTCAATATTGTGTTTGCAGTAAATCCTCCACCAACAATAGAATTAGCAATTAATAATTTTTGATCAGAAACAGTCAATCCATATAAATTTATTGAGTATTCATTAGTTGTTGTATAATCAATATTACTAATATATGCGTAACCTAATCTAGTTGCATTCGACGTACTATTTTTATCAGAAGAGTGAATTTCTACTCGTGAACCTGATGTTGGAATTGGCAATTTACCAGAAACGTCCGTGATTCTTATGCTGTTTCCATAATATGTATTTGTTATATTATTTAACGAATTTGCGGTATCTCTAGCTTTATCTACAGAAAGATATGTTGGGAATGTTGCGTTATATGGATAACCAAATACATATGCTTTACCAGAAGAAATAACAGTATTTAAAGTTGTTGTAGTATCAGTAAAATCTGCATCACTAAATGATATATTAAATGGAGTAACAATAAAATTACCAGCATGATCGTACATTTGCGCTGCTAATACATCTTGTAATCCACCAAGAACTGGACTTGTATTGTCAAAGACAACAACGCCATCTTTAATTCTTAATAATTCAATAAATTTAGAAGTAGTTAAAGCTGTTTGGTCGATACCACCATTAATAAGAGGTTTGGAAACTAAACTTAAATAAATTTTATATCTATCAGCTCCAGGAGCAGTATAATTATATGATCCTTGAGCTGGATCTAATAGTGATGTGTCATCAATATAATCTACTATAGTTTCGATTACTTCGTATCCAATACAAGCACTCGGATATTGAGTTCTTAAATTTGGTATAATAGATTGCGGTAAAGATTTTACAAATGCATTATTCGTAAAATATACACCATCAGAAAAGCTAATTTCTAATACATGATTTGATGCATATGATGCAACATTTATAGCAACATTGCTATAATCGGATTTTAATTGTTGGTGAACTCTAAACGTTCCATCATAACCAATTTCAGTAACAATATAATTAATACTATAATTATCGCTGGCAACTGTTATGACATCTCCAACGCTAATTGTTTGCGTTTGGATGTTAAAAGTAAATGAATCTTTTTGTCCTGAACAATTTAAAATCGGATAATTTTGATCAATATTTAATTGAGCTAAATAATCAAATTGTGAATTAGTTATAATCTGTTGATTACCAGAATGATATGCATATGCAACATCTTTTGATGAAAATATATATAATAGTTCGTTGCTTTTATAATTTTCTTCGCCATTTATTAATGCTTTAACAGTAATATAATAATTTAATACATCACATGAAGTTATCAAACTAACGCATTTAGATTCTGCGCCTACTACAAACATTCCTGTAAAAAATTCAATATCAGTAGCAATTGAACCAGTATTTTGCAAATTTAAAGATTTTACATTTGAATTAAATGTATATTTTCCGCCACTAACATTAGATCCATCAGATAAAACAAATTTACCGAATTTTCCAATTTGGTCTTGCAGTATCGATTGCGCTTGAGTTAATTCTCTTGCTTGTACTGCTACTCCAGGTTTAAATAAAATTCTATGAAAATTCTTATCTTCGTTAAAATCATCATAGTATGGTTGTGTATTAAAATTTAGCATATTTTTTTTAAACCTTAATATTTAAGTGTTAATCTAAATTGTTCTAGTCCAGAAGGAGTTCTTTGTACTTTTGTTCTATTTTCGATATATATAATACTTCCGGAATATGGAATTACTTGCTCGACAGTTTCTTGTAATATTATACGAGAAGTGTTTGATATTGTTCCATATAATCCTTGATATAATGATACCGTTCCATGAGTATTTATAAGGTATAATATATTATTTGTTTGATCAAAATTTAAAACTCTACCGGAATATGTTGGGTTATTTAAATCGCCTTGATAAACAATTTCATCTTGTTGATATATACCAGATCCTTGTGATACGCTGATATCGTGAGTTGATTTATATATTGAAGAATTTGCAAATACGGTTGACGAACCAACAGTAATTTCCGGATTAGTTAATAATCCAATTTGTCTATAATCAATATTGTCGGGTAATGTTCCAGTTTCAGTGCCGTTAAATTCTGCAGTTACCATAAGAGTTTTGCAACCTAATTCAGTAAGTAAATTATGGCCATGCCCTCCTATTGGAGAAATTTCTGGTATTAATACTGCACTATTTCCAGCATAACCTATATTAGGAACAACATTTGCTGTTGCAAACGTATAATTTGACCCAAAATTGGTCATTACTATTTTTTCTACTTTATTATTTGCTACAATTGCCCTAGCTAAAGCTCCAGTACCATCTCCTTCTATTTCTATAGAAGTTGTTATGTTAAATGCATTATCATTAGAATACCCTTGCCCTGTATTATAAACATTAATAACTGATACTTCTCCGCTACCGATTGTATTATTGTTCATAGATTTTCTATGCGTATCTATGGATAATGGCATCCAATTTTCATCAAAAAATTTTAATTTTGCTCCAATATCAATACTATACAAATATTTCCATCTATATCCATCTCCCGTATCAATAATATTATCTGTAAAATTAGTAGTAAAATCAATCAACGGTTGTGTTATTGATGGAACCCCAGAAGTTGCATTAACATTAGTTCCATTACATAAGCATTTAAATACTTGGTCATACGAATTTCTGATATAATAATTAATATTAGAGGTATATGTATTATTAGAAGAATATTGGCCATAAATAACTCCAGATTTCCAATCTATTCTTTTTATTACAGGACAAATATCATTAGTATTAATTTTTTTAAGAGCAATTAAATTCTTATTAACATTTTTCAAATAAAAATCTGAATCTTCTGGAGAAGGAATATTTATTTCGTCTAACCATGGATCCACTTTTGCAATAAAACAATATAAATTTAAAAATTCGTCTCCAGTATTTTTAAATATTAAATTTGGAGAGAAATAATATTTTATAATTTCTTCGGAAAGCCCCGAATACGGGATTAAACCTTTGTTCATATTTACACCGTTATATATTTTGTAATTTTATTTGATGATAAATCTTTAATTATAGTAACATTTGCTGTATGCGATACATTGCCGCTTGGGTTTAATGTAGTTGTAAAATATAATCTATTACCTGAAATTGCGTTTATTTCTATCGGGGAATTATTTCCTATAGTTATAGAATCGCCAATGCCTATAAATGTATTCATTGAATATTTAGTATCCGAATAATTATTATTACTAGTTATAATAATACTATTAGAAACAGTATATCCACTGTAAATATTAGGGAATTTATATTGTATAGAATCATTTAATTGAATTCTATTATTGTCAGTATCAATATTATTAATTGTTGAGTAAATACTACAATTAGTATCACCAATAATAGATATATTTGAATTGACTGTAAATAGAGTATCTATATCAACATTTGCATAAATATTTATTGTATTTGAGAAATTAATAGCAGTATTGTCATTTTGTTTAACTAGTGTAGAAATACCAAGTATAGGAATTCCTGTATATACAACCGAATTAGAAGAAATATTAAAAGATGATTCTGATTTTAATAAATTTCGAGTAATAAGTTGAGTTCCAATTGGGTGCAATAAATTTTTAATTATATCTTTATATGAATCATAATCTTTTTCTGCAGTTAAAATATATGTAAAATAATTATATACGTCGCTTTGTAATACTGAGTGCGCAGAAGGTTGTCCATCTGTATTTAAATATCTTCCTTCATCAAAAATTAATCCATCTAAAAACTTAGCAGTAGCTTTTGCTGAGCCGTCGCCAAATATTTTTATGCCATTTTTATATGTTGTAGTTGTATAATCCGATTGTAACTGTATTACAGATACTGTACTTTCAGTTGTAGTATTATACACATTACAAGATGTTACTCCAGAAATAGCTCCTCTATAATCATATACTCTAATAGAAAATACTTGTTCGCTAGTTTCTGGATTAAAATAAATTGATGAAACTGATCCTATTTTACCATAAAATGATGGAGTTTCTAAATTACCTTGATATACAATACATGTATCCGGATTAATACTTTCTACTGCTGTTCCAGTTATAACTATATCTTGTACTCTTAATGAAACATTAGGAGTAGAAACATAATCTTCGCCATTATCAATTAGTGAAATTTTAGTAATAGCTCCAATTCTATCAGTTTCTAATGTATACTCAACACCAGTTCCTAATATAGCCGGAATGGTTAATATAGAATTAGATCCTGTTGCCGATGCAACATTAACTGTTGGTAAATTTGCATTTTTATATCCCATACCCCCAATACTATATGGATTATTTGTGTTATAATAATATTCAACAGCTGTTATTGATCCATTAGCGTTAACAGATTTAATTCTTGCGTATGCAAAATTTCCGTCGCCTCCTAAAATATTGATAGTATCATTTGTAGTATAGTCTCGCCCACCATTAATTATATCTATAGGAGCTAAAATTCCAAGATCATCAATATCTTGTCTATATGCGTTTAATGTGTTTGCATTAAACGAAGAATGAAATTCTAATAAAGGAGGAGATTCATATCCACCGCCGCCATTTCTAACTGTTACTGCAGTAATTGGATATGTTGTATATGCTAGATAAGAAAAACAATTTTTTAATTGTGTATTGGCGTTTGCTGTACGAGAGAAATTAAAATTATTTGCTCCCAATGTAATAGTATAATTATCTTCAATACAATCATTTGTAACATATCCAACATTTGCTGGACGAGAATCATCTACTAATGATATAATACAAAGAGCATTTGTATCAACATTTCCATCAGATTTTATAACTTGTATTTCTGAATTAGGATATGTTCTGAATCCATATCCGCTTTTTGTTATTACAACTTTTTGTATTTGCCCTGACGTTACTTCAGATACAATCGCAGAAGCTCCAATAGGGTTTTCAGTAATTGGACTAAATCCATTAGTAAGAACTACTGGGTCTCCAACTTTATAATATTTTCCTCTTCTAGTAGGAGTTATAGTTATATTAGATAAAGAACCTATAATTTTAGAAGTTAACGTTACTGCTCCTTCTGGAGGAGATATATCATATTTTACATATTTTCCATTTAAAAAATATACATCTTTATTATTATTATCTAATACTCTAATAGTTTCCGCAGATGAAAATACTCTTTCAATATTACTTAAATAGATTTGGGTAAATTTACCATTAATTTTACTTTTTTCAACAACGCCAATAGATTTAGAAGTTTCGCCAAATATTTTAAAATTGTTTATATTTAAAAAAGCTGGGTCTATTGATTTTATTTTAATTGATTTTGGTACAATCCATTTACCGTCACTAGGTTTTAATATAAAATCGCTAGTTGCATATACTTCTACGTTGGTATTATATAATGCTCTAAATAAAAATTTAAATGAATCTGGAATACCTTTAGATTTATATAATTCTTTAATTATTTTTAATAGTTTTATTTTATCGGCTGCAATTGTATCAACATTAGGAAAATAAGGAAGAAAATCAGCTGCATAATATGCATAAAATTCTTGAAATCCGGAATCAATATCTAATTTATCTCCAAATCCATAAATATCATAGGTATCATCAAACCATTGATAGTATGCATCAAAAAATTCAATAAATCTAGAATATGATGGATCATCCTTAATAAATGCAGGAAGTTTTGAATCGAAAATTGTAGAATATCTATTTGACATTAAACTTTAGGCTTTATATTAATAGTTATTGACGTATTGTCCATAATATCTAACGTTATTATTTTATCTTGAGTAGAAGATATAATCGTAGATTCCGGTGTAACTGTAATCGAGAATTGACCTAATAGATTATTTATATTGTATGGATTAAAACTTGTTAGCGTTACTATACCAGTAGTATAATTTATTTGTCCAATATTATCTTGAAGAATAGTTTTTATATTATTTGAATAATAATAACTTCTTAATTTAATTGTATTACCGCTTAATATAGGAACAAGAAGAGCATCAGAACCTCCTCCGCCGCTTACAACAGCAACAGCTTGCGTATAATTTAATCCAGGAGTTGTAATTGTTACTGAAGTTACAACTCCATTAGTAACTTCAGCCGTTGCTATAGCTCCGGTCCCATCTCCGAATATAGTAACAGATGGAACTGATGTATATCCGCTACCGCCACTAATAATTTGGATAGATTCTATTGTGTTGTATATAGCAGGAGATTCTTCTATTTTAACATTTTGTATAATATTTCCATTTGTATCTAAGTAATCAAAATAATCGCTATCTAATGTACCTTTAGATAAGACTGATTCAAATTTAAATTCGTGCGTATTAATTGTATTAAAAATAGGTAAAAATCTTTTTTGTAAAGAAACAGTTGATTCGCAAGTTATAATAGATGCATCAATATTTTTTATTGTAGTTATTAGATTAGGTAAGATAAATACGGAATCGAATGTATTTAACGTTGTATTACAAAAATCTAATATTGCCAACTTTAAAAGGCTAGATAATTGAACAGCATCATAAATAGATCTATTTTTATCAAAATAAATGTTAGAAGATAATTTTAAAAATGTATAATCAACGTCAACTATTTCAGGAATAATTGTAATAACGCTAAATGGTCTAATATATTCATTAATTAATCTGTATTTCTGTGAAGCAGATAAACTATATCCGCCATTGGGTTTAATACAAATAAACATTTTACCGAATTGTTTAGGAGTCATATCTTCTCCTCCCCAAACATTAACTGATTGAATTGGTAAAATTGGATTATCTCTTTTTAATAATTCAAGATAATCTGATTTAGTAACAGCTCGATTTTGGGAAGCATATGCTTTTGGAGCTGAGAATTTAATAGATTGAATCGATTCCCTTTCTTGTCCGCCAGAAGCAACTTCTGTAACATCAATTTTATTTGACTCGCCGGCAACATTATCCATTAATATAAATTTATATGCACCATTAGGAGCTTCACCTTTAGTAGTCAAATATTCAACAGTAATAACGTTTCCAGTTGTTAATGATTTACCTAAAACGCCATCTCCAAAATATATTTCAAAATTACCATTTAATGCTTCTTGTAAAAAATAAACTTGCGAAGTATTATCTAAAGTTAAATGATTAGAAGCTAATTCAAATTTATTAAAAACAGTTGACTGTGAATTATCATAAACTAAAACTGTTAATGTTGTAGTATCAACATCTGTATCTGGTATAGTAAATGTTGACGTCGAATTTTGTATCATATTAACATCAAATGTATATTTTACTAGTTGTCCTTGATATACTGGAATACTATAAAATTGAGCAACTCCATTACTTGTTGTAGTTGTTATTGCATCTAAAGTTACGAACGAGTAATTAGTATTATCTATTGCTTGAGAGTAGAATTTTGTATATTTTGGGATATTTACGTCTGGTGCAGATACGCCATTAAATTTAATATTTAACGATGCTTTTGCAGCTCTTCTAGAAGAAGGAGTATAATTTAATAATTTTGCATGAGATACTGTAGAACTTCTTTTTACAGCTGTATCTAAAAATGATTCGTTGGCAACCATGTTTAGATAATATGCATTATAATGTGTATTATATGCTAATAAATCTAATACTGTAGATATAACTGAACTTTCGAAGTCATAATCAAAAATTTTATCCTGACCTCGTAAATAATCTTTAAAATTATTTTTAATTGCATCAAAATCTAATTCTGCAATATTAACTGATGAATTGGCACTAGCCATTATTTATCCCCTAAATCCTTTTAATATTATTTATCTTAGTCTAGATAAAATAAAATCTGCTGTAAATGGTTCGACTAAATTTTCTATATAAAATGTGATTGTTACTTGATAAACATTATAATCATACAATGCTTCAACATCAACTGATTGTAGAGTAACTCTTTTGTCGAAATTTCGTATAACATATTCTACTTCTTTTGATAATGCCGAAGTAGTAATTGGAGACATTGGTTCAAATAATAATTTTCTTAAATTTGACCCGTAATCCGGTTTAAATGGTTTTTCATAATAATTTGTTAGCAATAAATTTTTTAATGCTCTAGATACAGCAACTTCCCCTATAGATAACATTAAATCTTTTTTTGCTGGATGCGGTTGGAAAGTTAAATCCAAATCTACATATCCACTGAAATTTTTTATAGTATTAGTTGCCATATTAGTTTAAGTTTATTGATGAACCTTTAATATTAGTTGCTCCACCACTTGTTTGGTTTATAGTTCCAGCAACAGTTGTTGTCATATTTCCATTAATCGTCATAGTATAATTTCCATCAATAGTAGTATCACAATTTCCAATAATATAAACTTTATTACTCCCCTCAATAGTCACTGAACAATCTCCAGATATTGAAACTTTATCATTATTTAATATAACTGTATATTTATCCTTAACAATCTTCTCGACCTGTGAACCATCTGGATGGGTCTCAGAGAACGTTCCACTTCTATGATACATATGTATACGTTCAGCTCCAGGCGTATCGTCAAGCTCAAAATAATGTCCTGATTCAGTGCTTACAACTTGATTATATGGATAAGTTGTTTTATATGGAGAATTAGGTTCTGTCCAAGCAGTTGTACCTTTTGGTCCTTTAGCTGCTTTTACTGAATCATTTTTAGTTTTAATAATAGTATTTTCGATACCTTCATTTCTAGATAATCGACTGGTTGTTGGTTCATGTAATCTATTTGGATAAGAATTAGCTGAGGGAGCTTCAGTAATTACTGCTCCGCCTGCTTTGCTATAATCAACCGATTTAACTTTTCTAGGAGCAGATTTTAATTGCTCTTCAGTTCGTGGATCGGTATATCCTTTTTCAGCATCAGAAGAATCTTCTGGAATACCATGAAACATACCCATAATAATTGGAAATTGTGTTCCATTACCATCCATAAAGAATCCCATCACAAAATCGCCTTCTTTTAATGTAGTGGGAGTCGAAGCAGAACCATTAATGGAAAATAGGGGTTGAGCCCATGGTAATGTATTGGTTGGAACTTTTGCTTTAGTTGATTCATGTAATCCTTGGATTCTAACTCTACATCTTCCAAGATTAAGGGGATCCATTCTATCCTCGACTACCCCAATCCACCAAACAAATCCATTATGTCCAATGAAATTTCCTCTTTTTGCGCTCATTATCTTACACCCTTCCAACCTGCATCAGAATTATCAAAATCTTTAAATTTATTTGGATATGAATCTTTACAAAGTTCCAATACTGTTAAAAATCTATTTTCTTGATTTAGTATATGCCTAACAGCAGTAACAAGATATCTACCCGAATAAAATGGATCAGATTTTTTCTCTTTGCTATTAGGATTATTATAACTTATCTCTGGTTTATTAAATTCAACAATTTTACCAACAGTCATTTCTACATCACCGGCAACAACAAGTTTTATTCTATTTGACCACATTAAAGCCATTTGGGCAGATCTAATAGAAGTTGTTTCTTCTGGTCTATGTTCATTAACTTGAATTTCTTTATCTTTAATATATTTATTTTCGCTTTGGCCAGAGGTTGAAACTACAAATTTAACAGCACCAGCTGTTTGACTTAACAAATCTCCTTTTCTATTTGTAGCTGAATTTGGTATTGGCGCTTTATCTAAAGATTGCACGTTTTGAATATATTTGGTATAATCATAATTACTTTCGCCAAATTTCAATCTTAATGGATCGATTGTTATTGTTTTGCTTGCCATTGCTCCACTTTTTACTGCAGATACAGAATCAAATGAGCCAACTGACTCAAATGCAATAACGTTGACAAATTCTTTCGTTAAATCTGTAACTAAATCTTTTTTTAAATTCTTTTCTTCGTACTGATATTTTCTGAATATCGGCTGTTTATATAAATTTAATACGGATTTAAAATTAAATCCAGTTTTATCTTCATAAAATAGATAAAAAGCGCCAGCATTTTTATCTTGATCAGCTTGAGCAAAAGTTGTTAACCAATTAATTGCCTGTAATGGTTTTAAATTTGGAACAACTAAACTTTTCATTCCAGTAGTTTCATCGTGATTTGTAAAAAGTTTATCATCAATTTGTAAATCATTTTTAACTATATCTTTTACAATATCAAGAATTTTTGTATTTGAATATGATTTTGATATTTTATATTGTTCATTTAACATAGCTTCTTCTGAACAAAAATGTAAAACAAAATTTTCATTAGAAGTTTTTGTTTGAGTTCTTCCGCTAACTTTATAGATTCTTAATGTTTTACTTAAAGGTTTTTCTAATCCAGGTTTATCTATCGAAACAATCAGTACCTCTTGACCTTGAAATTGAAACATTTGTATAATACCAATAGAATCATTAATTACTATTGCGCCATTAACGAAATTAGAAAAAATATCTTCAAAATAATTAAATTCCACAATTAAATTTTTTATATCAATAGGTGCTCCATTATTACCAACAATTTTGCAAGTTTTTATGGATACATCTTGCGAATAAAATAAACCATCAGCCATAATATGTTTCCATTAATATTTTTAATTCTTGTTCTAATTGAGGTACATATTCTTCTCTAATTAATTTTATTTCTCGTTTAGATTCATTTAATTCTTGTTCATATTGGTATATTGAAATTCGTTCTTTACTTGTTGTTTTAGTAATATTACCTGATTCTTTTACTTCTGAAGCATAATTAAATACGTCATCGTCATACTCTCCATTATATGATTTTTTATCAATAAATATTGTATTTTCAGTTGTTGCATTAGTATTACTATCAAATACAGATGTGGTGGCTCTATACCCGTAAGTTGTTACTGCTGCATATTCTGCTCCATTACTATACGTTTTCCAGTAATTTGCATCAGAAAATGTGATATTATTATTTGCGTTATCTAGGTTATCTTGCGTACAGATATAAATCGTATTATTATGTCTAACAACATCATTTTTGTTATAGTCCATATTTTCTTGCCATTCATCTTTCCAATAAACTCCATCAAGAATTCTAGTCCAATAATTTTTCTTTAAATCATCAAGAAATACTGTTGGAGTATGAGTTTTATTGCAAATAAACGCAGTATTACTAACAATTACAGTATTTGCGACAAAATATTCATTTGCATTCCATTGCCCTCTCCAAGTAGAATTCGCCCATTGATTTACGCTATTTGCTTCGTTTTTATATTTGTCATTTAAATATCGGTCAAAAACTTGGTAGTCTAAAGCAAAATCAAAAAATGGGTTAATTGTGTCGTTAGCCAACATAACAATCCAATGCCTTTCTGGATCCCCATAATATTTTGCTGCAATTATTTCCGGAGTATCGCCTTCTTGTAATGCATATGGATAATAAATTGATAATCTATCTGAATATTTTTGTCTAATTGCAGCTCTTGC